CGTGTCATCTCCCATATAACCAGAAAAATTAATTGATTAAATCGGAAATGACACGGAGTATATTCAAAAAATAATTTAGTATACTTTGAAGTATATTGGCTATAGTCTGAAATTTTTTTTCACCACAGATATCACGGAGTATACTATACGAGGATATGAAGTGTCTTTATGTTCTTTCCGTATATGAAGGTAATACAAATTTTTTTTGGTAGATGTTACGTGTCAAACGGTAAGTAATTAGTTAATAGATTATTGATTTACTATTAATTCAATAAAATATTATATTCGGCCCTTGTTAAACTTATAAAATAAACTGGGGACTTCTGAGCTTCATGTTATTGGGAAAAAGGTACATTAATTACCGAGAATAAAAATTTAGTTAATGCATATATTGTTTAAAGTTTAGGTATATAATTTAGAAATACAATATGAAATTTATAATGACACTAAAACAGTGTGATTAAAAGTGATACAATAATTTTAGTTACCTAGTTCTATTACAGAGATCAAATATTAAACGTAGTAACCACATTCCACACATGATTTGGACTAAGCTACATTATGTCTAATATATACCAACGATTGCGTCATGCAACTCAATTCCAATTAGAATGATCATGTGCCAGCTGATTTGTAGGTCTTAGGATCATTATGTGCTCAACATTTGTGTCAATTTCCCTAGTTGTTATCAGCAAAAATTCCAGTAAATTTCCATCAACCCGCAAAGGTTGGTTTTTCCTGTTTACCATCACGCACAAAAGTGACCTATGACCTTGAAGTAGAATTAAATGTCAGAAAACATTAAAACAAGCTGATAGCTCGTATGACCGCGCTTGTGACGTATTTGCAAAGTGATAAACAACTGATAGTATAAAACGAATTACTGTCCAAAGAGCGGCATTCGTATTTAAATTTCGAACATGTCGCTCGTCAAAAGTACGTTTGTGCTGCTCTCAGCTCTCCTGAGTCAATCATGTAAGTTCACATTCGAAAAATTCCCCCACGAAAATAATATATTCGTATATATACGCGGTATATATCCGAGTATATATACTGCGTATATATCCGAGTATATATATTTTTTGCCCACTTATATACCTGCGCATAGACTGTAGATGTTACGACAGACCAGACTGTAGATCAGAAAAAAATTTTCTGTATAATGGGACACATGTGAGCGCTAGTATATCCCCATTGATATGCGCAGGTATCTATAAGTGGGCAAAAAATATATATACTCGGATATATACGCAGTATATATATTATTTTCATGGGGGTTTATTATTAACATCCATATTATATGTGATTCCATTATCTAGCTATCAATGATTTTTTAATTGAATATACTTTTAATGTTACTTTCTTGTTATAGGTACGCAAGCTTATCCATATCAATACCAATGGGAAAGAATCCGAGATAATCCGTTTGCTGACGTTGCTCGCCTTAGTCAACAGATCGATAATTCCTTTACAAAATCAGATCCCTTAGCCGAGAGAGTTATGCCACCAACAAACGACTTCGATGAATCTGATAAATACAATAGAGAATCTTTCATGATTCCAAAGTCTTATTCCTGGGCACCTCCAAAGGGTCCTGCTTTTATGCGTCATCCAATGCCTGACTATCATATCAGGCCTGAATACAGTACAAGACATAGAGCTCCCTTCACAACAAGACCTTTTGTAAGACCTATTAGTGGATTATCCAGTGGAAGTAGCGGTATCGGTCGACCTGGATCGATCGTTGCAAATGGAATATTTTCAGGACCTGGACGTTTCGTTGGGAATTTGAAATTTACTCAACCTGAATTGTTTGACACATCCAGAACTCACCAGCATGAATATGAATCTGAAACATCTGAAAAACGCCACATTACCCGTGAAGATTTATTTTCTGAACTACATGCTATTAAAGAGGCACTTCAAAAACTAACATCTGCTGTCATTCGGATAGAAAATGAGATCAGCTTTAAAACTTTTACAACTTTACCACAACCTCCAGTTTTGATTGATCCTACCGTCGCATCTGACTCGCAACCCAAGGAACCCAACATAGAAGGAGTTACTTATCCAACTTTTACAACCTCACCACAACCTCCAGTTTTGATTGATCCCATTGTGGCATCTGACTTGCAACCCAAGGAACCCAGTAAAGAAGGAGTTACTTATCCAACTTTTACAACCTCACCACAACCTCCAGTTTTGATTGATCCCATTGTGGCATCTGACTTGCAACCCAAGGAACCCAGTAAAGAAGGAGTTACTTATCCAACTTTTACAACCTCACCACAACCTCCAGTTTTGATTGATCCCATTGTGGCATCTGACTTGCAACCCAAGGAACCCAGTAAAGAAGGAGTTACTTATCCAACTTTTACAACCTCACCACAACCTCCAGTTTTGATTGATCCCATTGTGGCATCTGACTTGCAACCCAAGGAACCCAGTAAAGAAGGAGTTACTTATCCAACTTTTACAACCTCAACACAACCTCCAGTTCTGATTAATTCCAGCAGAGCATCTGAACTGGGACCCATAGAAGCTAATAACGAAAAAGGAGTTAATTATCCCACTGTGACAAGCTCAACAAAACCTCCAGTTTCGATTGATTCCAACATGGCATCTGAAATAAACTCAGTAGAGTCTACTTATGAAAGTATGTATAAAAATACTGCTACAAATGAAGAGCCATTTGTTAATCGACTCCTAGAAAACACACTATCTAAAACTCATTTCTCATCAATTTCTTAGAAGAAAGAAAAAGTGTTCTTAAAGTACTGGACATATCTATTTTTTTTCATCACCAAAAATGTATATGATAACTTCAAAAACCTAGCAATCTAAATGTTCTAGCTTTAAGTAAGTTTTGATATAAGAAAAACGCCAATTTTTATAGTGTAAAAAGTTTTGTATTTTTATAAATAAATGAATATATCTTCGAATTTATATGAATAGAATTTATTTTGTTCCTACACACAAAAAGCTAACTAATAAATTAAACATATAATTGGGTTGCAACATGCAACTGGGTTACTTAACTCTAGTTATATAGAAACACCTCTATTTAATAGAAGTTCTTATACCTAAAATAATTTATCATATTGAACTGTAATACATAGTTCCACGTACTATTTTCAGTTGAAAATGGGCATAATCTTTTGGGTGGATCTTTTGGTTTCGCACAAAGAGCTCTTCTAATTAAACTATCTGAGACATTGTCAGTAACAATCTTATGGTCACCTAATAATTTTTTGTTGAACACGAGAACAGAAAAATATTTATTGAAATATAGTCGATACAAGTATCTATCAATAGTTACTTCAATTAATGCATAGTTCGAGTAACTACACAAAAAAGTTTAGAAAACTATAGTTTTCTATACTTGTGACGTTATACTTCAGCTAACTATGCACTTTTTTCGCAATGTAGGCGATAATTATAAAGCTCAGATCGTACCATAGGAGCTAGTTAATATTGAAGGATTAAAAATTGTCTAACTAACACATTAGAAGCACTAGAATCAACATAGTGCTCGGAAAAATCTGTATGAGATCTCAAAAAAAATGCCATACAATTTGCCAATTTTACACTTTCATGCGCATGCACACCTAACAGCAGATCGTCATATCACTTAGTTTAAAACGATGACTCGTAACTGCAACACTGAATTAACGACACGGTAACAGAAAATATGATACAGCTAAGGTCAACCTTAAAAATAGTTAATGAATAACATTATAATTGATATAATTCTAAAAATACATTAATTACGAACAGGAAAGTGTATTTTATTTTTCCTCCGATGACGGGTTGGTTCCCTTATCATCCTCTGGAAAAAAACCGAACAAACATGTAACCCGTAGGTTCAATACTTGTTATTCATTGAAATACGTCCTATAATTTGATAACAATATCCTTTATAAGACACGAAAACTGAATTGAGTTACAGTTGAATTCAGAAACGCATCCAGTCATGTTTTCCAAGCGAGCAGTAGCAGTGTTGGTGGCAGTTTCCCTTCAGTTATCATGTAAGTAAAAAGTTACAAAACATTATTGATATTCTGAATAGTTAGTAAAATTATCAACATCCCGGGGAAAACGGTTTAGATCTGACCAGATATAATTATATCTGGTCAGATCTATTTATATCTGGTCAGATATGGGATTGGAGACATAATCAGATATAGGCATATCTGATCAGATCTAAACAGATATAACTATATCTGAGTTGATAAATACATTAGAGATGATCAGATCTAGTCATATCTGATCAGATCTAAACAGATATAACTATATCTGAGTGGAAAAATACATCAGACATAATAAGTTCTAGTCATATCTGATCAGATCTAAACAGATATAACTATATCTGGGTTGAAAAAAAAATCAGACATTAAAAGATTTTATTATATCTGGCCGGATATAACTATATTTGTTAATTATTAATAAATACTTATAAACTATTTTACTAAATATACTTTTCTCCAAAATAAATATTTATTGAATGTTAAAAAATATTTATTAGAATTTAATCAATTAAATAATTGTCTTCGAATAAATTAATTTGTTAATAGTTAATAAATCTTTCTATCAGCGTATATTGATAATTAATAATTTGCAAATTTGATAAAAAACTTTGTTCATTACGCATAGATCATGGACACGATTCACATTATTTGTAGTTACTACAAACTCTGCTCTTCAAGTAAGCTTCGTTGGTAAACAGGTAATGAATTAGTCTTTCAAGCATCAGGTCCCAGGTTCGGTTCCCGCGCGCGCCGATTTTTTTTTTTTTATTTATGGAAATAATTTTATATAATTGTGTCTAATTATATATGGCCATTTTTCGTATATAATTATGTATGAGTATATATAATTATATATAATCTTTTTTACCTGGGCAATTTTAAAATCTGACCAGATCTGGTCAGATCTGATTATATTTGACCAGATCTCGTCAGATAGAGACAATTTAAAGATCTGGCCAGATCTGCTAAGGCAGATCTGGCCAGATCTAATCCGTTTTTCCCGGGATGTGCGAGTGTATTTTAGTCGCCAAATTATAACAAAATTTTTCTTTTCCAGGTATCCAAGCAATGCCAGCTGAAATGTATCAAGTGAATCAAGCCGACAATGGAATTTTAGAATCTATAGGCACTGTCAGTAAGGAAGACAATGAAAATGCTTTGGGAGTCCTTACAAGTAATAGTTTACCACCAGAAATCAAAATGACAATCATTAACGTGAACGATAACTCAGATCTTGAAAATACGATTGATAACATTGTAAAACCGCACAATCTCCAGTATGACATCAATAGAATCCCTGTATCCTCCTGGGATGAGTTGCAGCAACTTATGGCAAGAAAGAATATGGAGCTCAATACTAAATCTGCAAAAACTCGTGCTGAAAACTGGTTTTCCCCTAGCGGTGGATCCCTTGATTCCTCAAATGATATTAACGTTTCAGATTCTTTAATATCTTTATTACGTCAGGAGCAACCACCGGTGGAAAACAACGTTATTGTTGAGTCTACAAATGGCGAATTATTGCTAATTGATGATGTTCAAGGCCAAGAAACTTCATACGAGACTACAAGTAAGCTTCCCTTATCTCCAGCAAAATTCATAGCCGATGATTATTTCAAACTTGGTGTTAAAGATGCAATTAAATCTGCGCTACCTGAAGTTATAAATGAGCTGATCGTTGATATAGCAAGAGACTTTCTCCGACGTCACGCAGAGAATAAACTTGTCTTAAAATCTGAATCAGTGTCTGTGGGATTCTAAGTAGTTTTAATGACCCGTTCTTTATGTTAGATGTTTAGTACCAAACTAGTGAATATGGTTATTGATTATCACCATAAGTATTGTTATTATTATGTTTTTTAATCATTTCCATGAGAAATAAAACTTGTATTCGATTAGTCTGAATAATCTGTAAGCATTTGACTAATAAATTTTCATACTAATAAAAAATTTTTTTATTAAGTAACATCATATGTTTTGTCGAAAACTATCCAATGCGGATAATTCCCGTAATTGTTTTAAATTATACGATAAAGTTGGGATTAGGAAATTAAATAATAATGCTTGGATTTTTTGGGGAACAATTTAGAAGAATTTATCTGTCCCCAAAGGAGGAAAACCCAGCTAGGCTGGGAAAAAACCTCCTTGATGAAAATTATACAAGTAAATTGTATGTGTGTAAGTGTGTGTGTAAATTACGTTGCAATAACGCAATAGGGGTGAGCTCAGCCACCTTAGATAGAAAATTATCGATAATTTGAATTAGATAAGTCCCAAGGTGGGAGCTGGTAATATCTAATTAATTTGAACTGTCTCAGAGTGAGAGCTATTAATGTTCAATTGTCTCAAGGTGAGTGCTAATAATGTTCAATTGATAACAGAATGTTAGTCAATTGAGTTTGATGTTTTTCATATAGAAATTAGTCAAATGATTTGAAATTGGAATTTGATTATTTATAAGTTAAATGAAATAAGATCGTAATTAAATGTTAATAATTGATTTAATGTAATTAATTGTTAATATCACGCGTCAATTATGGATTGACTAAAGCCGCGTGGCTGATGCAATCCTTCGTTAACGGTGGCGCGTAATGTCCGCGTGGCGTCACTAAATAAATTTACTTGATTTTACTTATTTATGTTAATTCACTAAACTATTAAACTGATTTAAATGAATTGAGAATTTAAAGTATAATTGAATCTACTATAATTATTTATATTTAATGAATAATTTAAATATTTGAATGAATGTGAGATGCAAGTAAAAAATATCAGAATTGATTAGCACAGAGTAGTCGTACTAGTACAAAGGTCCAAGCACAACTGTTGCAGCAGACCACGCGAGCCGGCTTCTCTACCGCTAACCAAGGCGCGCATGAGCGACGGCCATAGCGTGATACGATTATTCCCGAGTTTATACGATTATTCCGGAGTTTTAACGATTAAGCCCGAAGGCGTAATTCTTCTTATAAGTATTTGACTAGATCTTTTTTCTAGCGGTTAAACATCATACCATCAGTAGTCCTCAAGTCAGAAAGTTCGTAGCCGAATACTCCAAGAGCTTGAAGCTTGGTAAGCTTCAGATTACATTTGCGGCACTTTAATTTCAGCGGTATTTATTCTGACGTCTCTTATTCAGGACGCCTGTCTTGTAAATACCTACAAACTAGCAATTAACAGTCACAATTGTAGCTGAGTCACTCAGTTGTCACGTGTTGGTCCTCGTGAGTTCACTGAGCCAACCCATGGTCAAATGACGTAAGCCTATACGTATTTGCCTGTTTTTATTCGGCTTGATCCATAGGAATGTATAAAAGTCGAAATAGAACAGACGGAGCTTCATTTGAACTCTGACAGTGAAACCATGATTGTTAATAAAACAGTCATCACTCTATGCATCGCTATTTTGGGCGTAGCATGTAAGTATCAATTAACTAACGTACCTTAATTTCTAAATCAGTCTTATATGTCACCTGACTCGATTACTTACACAGTTTTTTTTATCTATTCAGGGATCGAAGCAACAGACGAGAATAGTAGAAGAGAAGTAGATGGTTCTGAATATCCTTTAACACCTCGACCAGGGCAATTGCTTATTTTGGAAAGTCCTTTACTCTATCTGGATCCAGTATCTCATTCTACTCCTGGGAAATCAACGACTCCACTGCCATCATCTACGACGGAAGATGATTTATCTTATCAATTATCGAAATCGTTGCATAGCACAGGAAATCGTCCCTCTGAAGAAACAGAATTTATTGGAGCGACTACCACAGAAGGTGGTATTGTCAAAGAAGAATTGTCTTTAGCAACACAGACTGAAGACGAAACCATTTTGGAGGAGCTTATGTCATTAATTCGGTACGATGAAGAAATCACATCGGAGAAACTTAAACCTTCTATTGAATCACTTTTGAACGCACATATTATAATCGGCTCTATCAGTTTTGTTCTTCTGCTGATTATACTGTTTCTTGTTATTCGAGAAAATTACTGCGTACGTAAAACTGCTGAATTAGATTACAGTCAATTTGGTAAACATCCAAACATGGTGTATCAAACTACGATAGAAGTAGATAGTCTTTTAGGAAAATCGGTCGAATAACGTCAAATGTGTCAAATAGTGTGAGCAGATTAATTGTATCTTTTTGTTTTAGTCATATTCATAGAATATAAAACTCGCAATATCATTTTATTAATTCTTATAACTTGTACATATTATGTTGGATCTTTTAGACAGTAAATTTTTATATTGATAAAACAAGTTTTTGATTATGTGTACCCTATAACAGTCGAAAATTCGAGAACCTTAATTATACATTTAAAGATATTAACTCTGTCAGCTATTCACTTGGATCTCTAAAAGTTTTCCAGTTAGGAAGTTTGTACCTAGAGAACTAAAGCGTCTGAAGCTCAGTGGGCTACACTGTAAATTTTTATAATTTAACGTTCAGCGGTAGTAGCTTTTATTACTTTTATTTAGTAGAACTGTACTGTAAATACCTATAAATTAATATTCAACAGTTAATATAGAAGCTATCAATCAGTCGTCACGTGTTGGTCATTGTTTGTTCACTGCGCCAATACATGTTTAAATAATGACAAATTTTAGGTATTTGCCTGGTGTTCGAGCCGAAGGTCATCCGAACACAAAAGCATTCTATTTTGAGGCTAATAACTCGGAATTGGAATGGGGCAATTACGAATCAGAAACATGAACAACATGATAATAGTCTCATTATCTCAAGTCAACGGATACGACCTCTCAGGTTATGAGTCGTAAAAGCTTGTGCAAACAATAGTTTAGCTATGCTGTAGAATATTTAATTCAAGTGCATGATATCACTCTACGTAGAATCGATAACTGATCATGAGTTACTATTCGACGACATTAATTTATCCGGTTATCGTTATAAGAAGGAACCGAACTGTGCGAATGGTATTCGTGTCTAGGCGGGTGGCGAACAATGTTGGCCAATAAATCAGTGATTGTTTTATGTATCTCCATATTCAGTGTTTCATGTAAGTAGAAATTAAAATTATTTTTCATAAACCCTTTTAATAATATCATACAAATATCTTTTCTAACCTGAATTCAAGTTTGCTCATCATATCAAATGCAAATTCTTACATTGTCTGTATCTCTACCAGGGATCCAAGCTATTCCAGATGGTAAAGAGGCGGAAGGACTTTCTCTTCCTGAAGATTTTGCAAGATGGTTCGGAGAACAATCTTTCAAAGCGATAACTGATGAAGATCGCTCTTTAAACGACTCTGTATCAAGATTAACGACTTCTACAATAAATTATTCTTTCTCTGACGAAGGTTCTGGTCAGGATGATTCCTTCACTGACGACGGTTCTGGTTTGCCAGCATCGACTGCAGAAGATGATTTTTCTGAAGTGACATCACCATTGCCAGTAACTACTACGGAAGACTTCACTTTTAAGGAACCTGCATCGACTTCTGTTATGATTAAAGATGCCTCTGAGAAAAGTAGAAACGCTGGTCAACATTCCCCATCCGTGATAATTATTGTCGTATCTATTTGTGCTGTTATTTTGCTGCTTATTCTTTTTACTGTTGTAAAAATTTACTGTCTCCGTTACAAAGTTAGTCAAGAAGAAAATGCTGCAAAAGAACCTTTTATTAGATTCAGTAAAGTAACAACTGAATAATATCAAACTGAGACTAAATGAGGCTGCTATTGGTTTAACTTAAGCTTTCGGAGCTGTAAGAGAAGCATCTCCAGTAAATAGTGTGAAATAGTTTATACGAAATGTAAATATTTAGGATGTTAAAATATTATGTGATATCTTTTTTAGTCAATACACTATTGTACTGATATAACAAAACAGTTTTTCATTTTATCCTATAGCTACAAACTTTATAACCAGAATTGAAGTTAAAGATATAAACTCTGTCAGTTTATAAATTGCTTAGATAATTAAAAGTTTTGAATTTAAATAGTACGTACTTGAAGAACCTAAGTATCTAGGGCTTAGTAAGCTACATACTACATTTGCGTCACTTCAAGTTCAGCGGTAATCATTCTTACTTCGCTTATTCAGGACGCCTGTACTGCAAATTCTTACAGAGTAGTAATTGGCTGTGTTACAGACCTACTCATAAAATCTCTACTCACAGCCATCAACGACATCTGCACTCAATTACAATTTTATTCAAAATCATCTTCATTCAGTCACAACTTTATTCATTTAAATCTTTACTCTGATTCAACTTTATTCAATATTATTTGCCTTCAGGTAGAACTTTAATCAGTTACAACCTTACTCAAATTCAACAGTAGTCAATTATAACTTTGCTCAGTTTCAATCGCATTCATTTTCAAGTCTATTCACTGAATTTTTAACTCAGTTACATCTCTATTCACAAAGAATCTATTCACTTACATTTGTAATCATTTACAACTGTACTCAGGTTCATCTCTACTCACGAATTTATACATTATCAATTAACCATAAATTCGTGAGTAGAGATGAACTTGAGTACAGTTGTAAATGATTACAAATGTAAGTGAATAGATTCTTTGTGAATAGAGATATAACTGAGTTAAAAATTCAGTGAATAGACTTGAAAATAAATACGATTGAAACTGAGGAAAGTTATAATTGACTACTGTTGAATTTGAGTAAGGTTGTAACTGATTAAAGTTCTACCTGAAGGCAAATAATATTGAATAAAGTTGAATCAGAGTAAAGATTTAAATGAATAAAGTTGTGACTGAATGAAGATGATTTTGAATAAAAATGTAATTGAGTGCAAATGTCGTTGATGGCTGTGAGTAGAGATTTTATGAGTAGACCTGTAACACAGCCTAGTAATTAACAGTCACAATCGGAGCTGAGTCGCTTAGTGGTCACGTATTGATCTTCGTGAGTTCACTGAGCCAACACATGTTCGAATGACATCAGCCCATACGTATTTGCTTGTTATTGTTCGGCTAACATCAGAACAGATGTTCTGCCTGTTGTTGTTTGGCTGAAACAGAACAGATGTTCTGCCTGTTGTTGTTTGGCTGAAACAGAACAGATGTTCTGCCTGTTGTTGTTTGGCTGAAACAGAACAGACGGAGCATCAATTGATCTTCGACGGTGGAACCATGATAGTTGATAAAACAGTTATCATTTTGTGTATCATTATTTTGGGCGCATCATGTAAGTATCAATCAATCAATCAACGCACCTTAATGTCTGAATCTGTATAATATGTCACCTGAGTCAATTATTTACACAGTATCTATTCAAGGATTGAAGCAGCAGACGAGCATAAGACGCCCAAGGAATTGTTAGTACCTGTTTCGCTGACTTCAGAACAGTTACGGAGAAATGATGGAAAACTTCATGATGATTAGGAACAATTAGGAACATGAACAATATGATCATAGCCCCATCCACTCAGATCGACGTATACGATCTCTCAGATTATGAGTCTTTACGTCTTTTATTCAGGATGCCTGTACTGCAAATTTCTACAAAGTAGTATTTAACAGTCAATATAAAGTCTATGAGTGCTCACTAAGCACTAAGCTAAAGCCTGTGCGAATAGCGGCGCCATGTCGTTATTTTCCTTCTATATTTGATTCGAAGGTTAGCGATCGAACATGACGAGGCGTCCGTCATGATACTGATTGGTTGCGATTAGAGTGGGGCGTCGACCAATCAGAATCATAAACTCCGAACGTTATCTACTAAGGTCGTAGTGATTGGTGAAACGGATTGAACATTGAAATTAAAGTTATTTTAAATTTAAATAAAGAAATTTATTGTTGTCTATACATTATAATATTATGGCATTATTAGGAATAATAGTTAAAGCAAAAAAAACATTCATTTATTCTTAGGTAGTAATCTCTATAATTATTGATAAATTTTTCAATATCACTCCTTTGTGCAGAAGAAACCGAGCTTAAACGAACATTCTACATCATCCATTCCTCCTTGTTTTAACAAACTACCACACTTTTGAACGCTAGGGGTGCTCGGTTGTCGTCCACCTGCCCAGTCTTGACTCCAATTGATGTATTTTGGAGATTTTCCATCGATTGTTTCCCAGTGACCTTCTACATTCAAGCTATGGATCCCGATGTAAGCTTGTGAAGTCAATCCATTTGTCGGGTCTAGAATAGGGCTTGAATGCCTCCAAATCTTCAGCATTTCCTGGTGAGAAACAATTATTTTAGTACAATTAGCGTTTATGGATGACTAGCAGACAAAATGCCTTTTTTTTTTTTGATAATCTAAGTATGACAGAGTTTACTAATAAAGCTTAACAAAATTTTACGTTTGAATCTTGATTTGCCTCATTCACTGATGAATTTAATACTCGAAAAATAATGAATACTCACATCTTCTGCATCCTCGGAGGTAACGACAGCAAGACTTCCACCTTCTTGTTTGCATATACTTTTGGCTTCTTCGAAGGTTGCTGGAGTCGAATGGAAAGTGTACGATTCGCTGGATTTGATTGAGAGTTGACTTCTCCCCCCTATGTTCATGTTTTTGCCCAGCACCATGGGTAAAAGCATTAAATAAATGAATTTATTCATTTTTTTTAAATACTTTTTATCGGAATGACTGTCAAGCTTGTACGGCTGATGGCTATGAAGTGTGTGAGCTGTTTTGGTTGGTGTGCTTTATATAGAGTTTGTAAACGCTTTTGAACGTCTACGTCACTGTCACACATCCGGTAGGTGACAAAGTTCATGGTAATCGATAAAGTATGTCTGAGTGACACGTGTTCTAATTTGTTGTGAGTAGGTACTATTGAACTCCAAGAATTATGATATGGAAAATGTATGTTTCCTGGAAACGAATAACAATAATAATTAATGAATTGCAAAATTCAATGAATAGACACGCACCAGAAATAATCGATACTAAAGATATGTAAATTCCTGGGTCACCATGTTGACTTATACTTGAAAATTTAATTATGTGATTAAATAACTATCTGGAATCCAATCACGTCTTAGCTATTTTTTCATCATGCATGGTCACGTGCCAGATAAACCCTCCAGTAACTGAATAAATATATCGTGTAAATGAAGACTCATTTATGTGAATTTAAAGAAAGAGCTAATTGTGACTAGAGCCTGGATTAAAAGTATCCAATGCAATCATTTATGTAAATTTCAAATAGCTTTTTGAATAACGACTTAAAATGGTGATCAGATAGTTTCCCTAATATAAACAATTCGATAAAGAGTAGAAGTTCGTTCATATACTATCTTTTCCACGAAGAAAAAACGGAATCAGATCAACCATTTAACCTTCGCTACATGGTTGACCCCTCGCCAACGTCATTAGTCAATCCTATAAAAGGAACAACAGATAGCAACGTACATCATTCGAGTTGAAACACTGAAACTACCATGTTATCCACCAAAGCAGCAGTAGTCCTTCTTGTCACTATCCTTGGGGTATCATGTAAGAACCTATTGTTTATTATCACAAAATATTAATAGTAATTGATCTTGTTGCTTTTTGTGCTCTCAATAATGTTTTTTTACTCCACCATATTTTAGTTTGCATTTAAAGAATTTAAGAAGTCTTTACTAGAGACATTTTTTAGGAGATGAAACTGTAACTTGTCTCACTTAACTTCACCTTCCTAATTTTGTACTATTTTACTTATATTGGTGTTCTCTTTTAAAGGTGCCGATTCCAAAAGACTTAACGGAAGTGCTCATCCGGGTCTATCATCTACCGAAGTACCAGCAAGTATCCAGCAAGATAATCGTCAGTATCCGGTGACTACTGCACCATTGAATGGTCAAGGAGATGGTCAGCCAACTAATACTGGGCCAAAAATTTCTTATGGGTCCGTGACTGTTCAGAAAGGCAATACTTATGCGGTGGATCCCGCGTCCATGAACTACTATGGGTCAATTACTAACGTAGATTACGTGCCTTGCGCGTCATGCAGTCATACTCCCACGTCAAGTGATTCGAAGATTAAAACAGTTCCTGGAACCACAGATAATAAAGATACTGAAGTCATTCTAAATCAGCAGAAGAATCATGCTGAAGTTATGAGTGAGATTGCTTTCTTGAAAGCTGAACTTAAGACAGTCAACAATTTAATAACACGGAATCTTGAAAGAGCTATCAACATTCTGAATTAAGCTGTAGTAATAGAAAATTATACTTAATAAATAAAATTATATCTTTTTTACTTTATCGTTTCATTCTGTCTGCAATAGACTGCCTAGAGTTTCCATTAAGATATCTTAGAATCTCTCCGTAAAGATTAATCGATTTGTTGATTCCTTCATTTAGATATTGACTCAGTTGATAAATGTTTAGTGTAAGATTACACCAATAATGCAATAACAATTTTTTTCGCTGAAATTGTAGAATATTGTTTCAAACATCGAAAAATATTAAATTCTCAATTTTTATTTCAAATAGATCGTCTTCTACATTGCATTTTTCTTATTTAAAAAAACATAGATTTCCAAATTGTTTTTGAATTTCTACGACTTTCTCGAAATTAGAGCTATTACATTGGTGGGAATAGTTATTTGCAGTATATATAACGCTCTTTAAAAGAGCTGTCAATAAATATACTCTCACTAGTCTTACATGAAGCTGACCCTGTAAGACCCTAGAAGCTTAGAAGTTACGGAGGTGAAACTCTTTATTTTTTAGAATTTCTGAGTCAAAGATGTCTCCTTAAGAAAGGAGACTGGTTTTGACGCGTACTCGGCTATCGACGTTGTTTTTTGAAAAGAGTCAATTAAATTATAGAAACGATCTGTTACGTAGATAAAAAATTATTCTAGTAAAATACTTTTTCAAAAACTCATAACTGACATTTCTCAAAATACACATCTTACACACAGATTAGATTAGATTAGATTTTTTATTTTGTCAGAGTTGATCGACCAAATGGCAATTTTTACGAACATCATATAAAAGTTATGAAAGGTTAAGTAATTATATATAGTTCAACAAAGGTATAAATATAAGGTACTGGCGGGTAATAAGGCCTAGCTAAGGGAGATTTTGAATAAAATCGAAAATATTACATTCAATCATTGAAATGTATCATTAATTTTTATATCAATACACTAGCCATAAACTATAATGGAGTAATGGTAATTTTCACCATAAACAAACACAAAATTAAATTTTTTCAAAAACCTTACGAATAGGTCTTATTTTACTACGGTAGGGTAATAAGGCCTGCGGGTTAAGCATACTGAAAATAGTTATACTATAATCAATAAAATTGGTATTATAGATCAATCATCACTTAAATTTAGCAACAATACTTCTTAAAATGTTGATAAAAATTGAAACAATGATTTTAAATTATTAAATATAAAATTATAAAAAATGTTTTCCATTTACTCAAATTGTTTTTTAGGAATTCTTCTGCGCTACTTTAGCATATAACGGATGATGAAATATAGAAGACAGGGAACGTTGTATCGGGACTCTATAAACTTGTAGCGACATTTCTATAATAGACTTTTCTACTAGAGAAGGCTTTAGCAGAAGCGGTTATTTTAAATATCATTTCTATCACTTAGGCCTTATTACCCGACAGGCCTTGTTACCCTCGGGTACCTTATAAATAACTTCTTAAATTAATCTATAATCAGTATAGATTTAATCAGATTCAAATAAATTAACCAGAAAACGAAAACGTAGCTACAATAAGTACTTGAATTGAATAAGTAATCATTTAATTTATTTCTAAAAATTTCGATACTTGTTGCATTAATCAAATTAAATCACTTGGTAACCTTTCTTACAGCCTTAGGCACGTAATAACGAATGATATAGTAAGGTTCTCACAGAAATAGCCAGAACTGCTTCCTAGGACCTTGAAATCTGAAAAGAAGAACTCAATTTTTGAAAATCTACACGGAAAGAAAATTATGGGAACTATTCCTATACCATTATGGGAATGGTTCCCATAATGCTACAGGAATAATTCCTATACTATTATAGAAACTATTCCTATATCATTATGGGAACTAATCCCATAATATTATGGGAATGGTTCCCATAATGCTATAGGAATCATTCCTATACTACTTCAGGAATTATTCCTATAATATTATGGGAATGGTTCCCATAATGCTATAGGAATCATTCCTATACTATTATAGGAATGGTTTCCATAATTTATGGGAACCATTCCCATAATAGTATAGGAATGGTTCCCACGATATATTGGTTTAAATCCTACACGGAAAAAAAAGTTGGGGGTACCACATGATACATTTCTGTGGCAGATACATGATTTTCATGCGGCAGACAATAATAGTTAAAGCTAACAATAATAATTAAATAATGATAATAATAATAATTTATATTATTAAGATAATAAGAACAAGTTTGTCTTTTGGATAGTCTGAATGATGGAATCGATTTTTTTAGTGAAATTTAGTGTCATTGCAAAGGACTTGACTTGAATTTGTGCCTTTTCAAGGTTTCAGATCATTCTCATCGATAGTCAATTTATGATGATGAGTATTTAGGTTGCATTCGAAAATGCTCTATCTCTAGACATATAATTGAGAAATGACCTTGTATCTTGTGAAGTATTGACATTTTTAAGGATATAAGCTCATCCCGATGTTACACTCATCGAGACCTTTCATTTGAGTACCTACATCAATTTTTCATATATTTTGTATATTTATATATATTATATATATGTAAATATGAAAAATATATCAAAAATGCATGTGGGTACTCAAATGAAAACTCTTGATGAGTATAACATCAGGATGAGCTTATATCTTTAAAAATGTCAATAATTAAGAAATGACCTTGTATCTTGTGAATTATTGACATTTTTAAAGATATAAGCTCATTCCGACATTACACTCATTGAGACCTTTCATTTGAGTACCCACATCAATTTTTCATATATTTTATATATTTATATGTATTATATAATGTGATTTTTTACTTGTATACAACCTTAGTGTGTTTTTGCAAGGAGAGGGTAGGGATTATTTTTACTTTCACTTTAGTCTCTCGCCTGTTTTTCCACTACGTTTTATCATACATGTATCTACCACATTTTTTCTCCTGCTTCCCCTCTTTTTTTGTCCCCCTTTTTTTATTCCCACCCTCTCGGTGAGGTAGATTTCTTCACTCTACCCCACCTCAATGCGTTCGAGGTAGCGGCTGTGGCCGACTTACAAGTACTGTACGCATTTGCCTGTGCCTGCCCATTTAAGCTTTAGCACATCGACCAAGGAAAACCACAGAAAACCTGGTCAGTACAGTTCGGCTACTAGAGCGACCCTTAGCGGTTGTTATTGAAATCAATTTTTTAGCAACCGCTGGGGCTCGAACCCACGCCTATCGGCACGATATCCGTACAGACTAACGCATTAGTCCGCACGGTTATCGCGACCGACTATATGTATTATATATATGTATATATGAAAAATATATCAAGATACATGTGGGTATTCAAATAAAAGCTCTTAATGAGTGTAACATCGGGATGGGCTTATATTATATCTTCAAAAATGACAATAGCTTACCAGATACAAGGTCATTTCTTCATTATGTATCTAGACACAGAGCATTTTCAAATGCAGCCTAAATTCTTATTATAATAAATTGACTATTGGTGAGAATGATATGAAACTTTGAAAAGGCCCAACACGAAGCAAAAACCCATTTTATCCACAAATTCGGCAGAATTTGACGCCAAGTCCCGTTGACAACGTCTGAACGGGGCGTCAGACTGCCGAATTATATACTGTAGTCATAATTGTAAATATTGACGTTGCTTGTATTAAAAATTTACTAACTTTATTTTATACTTTTTACATATCATAACATCATTTTTTAGGTACGAAATGATAAATATTAAAGTCTGAATTCTTAATTATTATACTTTAACATTTTAGACATTTACATAGCGAATATTACTGTTTGAAATAGTATTTTCTTCCATGTAAAGAGTAAATTGTAACGTTTAGATTGTAAATATTACAATGTGAATAGTAAAATCATGATTTTACTGTTTAAAATGGTAATTTTTAGCAGTTGATCATTACTTATTATGATTCGACTGTTATTTATTACAGTTTACTTTTTTCCGTGTATATAGAAAAAATAAATTTTTTCGATAGTTAATTTGAGTTTTTAATTTTGCAACAACGAAAATTATTAATAAAAAACTAAGAAATAAAAATTTTTTGATTTTTCCAACGGGGATCTATTCTGGAGCCTTTTAAGAATTGCTCCAAGAGAGAAAAAAACCTCGAATTTATTTTATAGTTAAAAATTTCCACACTTGCAATGTACATGTTCAAGCAGATAAAAACTATTGATTAACTATTGCATAACTAATTAAAAAATTGTGATAAAAATTTCTTTCAGGCGAATTATTTTTCATTTATCTATCCAGTAAGCCTCTGATTTTTTTCATTTCTTAAATTTTATATGTAATATTTTTAAATAATTTTCATTAATAAAGTGTCCAAAGGAGGCGTGGCTTACACAAGTCAAAGTACCCGTTTTTGACCGTATTTTCATCCCTCTGGGAAAATTATAAATATTTGTCCTGCAGTTCCGGGAATTGGGACTTTTTTTAGGAAATTTCCTCCTCTTTTTGAATCTTTTTAAAAATTTTTTAAATCTTCATTAGTTTTTCAAATATTTGAAAAACACTAAACCTTTTTTTTGGCTCAAATTGCGGCAGAACTTCGTAATACGCCGGCACGCTACACACACACATATATACAATCATACGTACACATTCGACTTTCAGACCAGAGGTAGTGAACTATACAGTGATACTACGAAGCATCGAACAAAGAGGAGACCCCGAGAATAATATACGCTGTGTAATGTATTCCATCTCATTCTTTTGTACGTTCAATCCTACAGATATATATGTTTGTCTCTTTCTACGTGACGCCTCAACTTTTCGTGTTACACTTGATTTTACTCCTCATAAAATTTCCGTACCGGGCTTTATAACTCAAATCGTTTCTTAAGGAGTAAACTCCAAAAAAAAAAAAAAATAATAATAATAATAATAATAACCAAGATTGACCAATACAAGTAAAAAATTTACTTGACTCAAGAATATATTTTATCTTCAGTTGAATATACTTGGATCAAGTAAAAATTACTTGACTCAAGATGACTTTTTTTTCTGTGTAAAAGTACTTCTACCCTTCATACTTTACAAAAAGATGTGAAATCAACACAAAAACAGCTTCGCTGTATATAATCACGCCAAGTCCACGTTCATATAAATAATAATAATAATGAAAGATAAAATTAAGCATTCTGTACATTACAAAAAGATGTGAAATAACAAAAATACCAAGTACCGCTGTGATTTATTTTCAATAAGCGAGAAAAAATTTTGTTAAAAATTTAACAATTGAAAAAAAAAATTTTTTTAACGTACTTGGCGTGCGTCATTGAGTAATCTAGTTGCAGTATAGGTTTCTTTTCATTGTATGAGATGAATGTTTTACAACGCATTTTATTAGTCAAAGGAATAAAAAATTATCTGCACGTTGTTATACCGTATAGAAAACTGCGTTATTGTATACAAATGTACAGTATGAGCTGTGATCTATTCATAATTAATAAATTTAACATAATACAGCTTTTCGTATAACAAAAAATTCTTGAGGTGAGAGTAAAATGAGCTAGTCAATTGAACTATTTGTTTGTAAATAATATTTTCAACAGGGTCGAAATAATTTGAAATACTTATTTAGTATAGTATTAATTTATAGTATAGTATTCTATAAATTACACGCAAAATCGTGAAGCGTTCCACATTTTTTTAACAAATATAAATAATGCTGTGAAGCGGGAAAGAATAGGAGTTACGGATAATTATTACGTGAAGCGTTCCAACATTCACGTAACAGGATAATTGGTAGGAAAGGATTGAGAAAGGATTGTGGAGAGGATCATCTTAATAATACTATACTAATTATAGTATAGTATTATTATTATAAAAAAAGTTAAGAACTATTGTTATATTCTTATGCGTTAATTTAGTTTTAAGTGTTTGTTTAAATGAATTTTTCTTACTACGCTGGTCGAAAGTACGGGTTCCCGCTGCGATTTCACTGCAGAAAGCCTCACATTTATGCCGTGGTCGAGTCGCGCATGCGCTCTACGACGGGGAGCCGAAAAAATGTATTCATGCACTGACAACGAGTCACGAGGCGGCAGAAAGTCCGAAAGTCGGTAGTCGCGCTCACTCTATTACTTATGTATACAAGCCTAACCTTACTTGTGATTGTTATGAATGTATCTGTTTTGTTATGTGTCAATGATTTTAAGTTGAAACTAAGTTAATTACAGAAAATGAATATTTATTTTAATGAAATGAGACTTGTTAAATATTTAAATTACAAATAAAAGAAAAATATATTTTATTCTGATAGATTTTCTCAAATAAATAAATAAATTCATTATTGAATAAGTAATTATTTTAAAAAATACACAAACAGATTTTTTTAAAAATTTTTTTTTCTATGCATTTCACGATTATGAATTCATTTTTGTGTTTTTTTTTTTTTTTTATTTTTAATATCAGAATTAATTTATAATATATTTAAAACTTTAAAATTATTGAATGAAATTAAAATCTTTTCTTAAAAGAAAGTAGTAATATGATAGATTATATATTAATATCTTTATTGACAGGTGTATTTGATGCCTGCCCCCCCCGACCAGCAGCACTCGCTTCGCTCGTGCCGCAAATGTCGGGGGCAGGCATCAATTATTTTCAACGCAATTTTTAACGTACTTTCGACCGCATAGCAAGAAAAATAGTATACACTACATGGGCAGAAATTTGAGAGCCCTGAACTGCGTGCCATGATGCCCGCAGTGCAGGAATCTCAACTTTCTGCTCTTGTAGTGTAATATACTATTGTTTAACAACCCTTATGATAAAAAACCTTTCAGTCAAATTACTGATCGCGTGTTCAGTAGTTGTCTTTATAATAATAGGGTAGAAGTACCGTTTTTGGCCACCTTAGCACCGTGTTTGGCCAGTTAACATTTGAATTAATTTATAAAAAATAACAATATTATAACCATATTTTTGTTGAGTTTTAAAAATATTATATTAAAACAAATTGAGTTTGTAATGGTTTATTAACATAAATTCATTTCTATCGTTTATTTGAACAATAAATGGCCATAAACGGTACAGTGGCCACAAACGGTACTTCTACCCTATACACGGAAATAATAAAAAGACACTGCACATCCTCGTATAGTATTCTCCATGATATCTGTGGTGAAAAAAAATTTCAAACTATAGCCAATATACTTCAAAGTATACTAAATTATTTTTGGAATATACTC